TTACTTGTTATCCAACTTGGCTTTGGCGGCAGTTGTTTCCGCCTGGATTTTTTCGATGGCTGCCCGCAACCGTGCTTGTTCATCATTGGCGGCATTGGCGATTATTGCGTTGTCGGTGTTGGCCTCTTTAATCAGGCAGCTGTTATAGGCAGTGGCTTTTTGTTGCCACTCATTGATGGCTTTGACGCTTTGGTTGTAAGCATCGACGCTGCTTTGATCGATAGCCGGAACCGCGGGTTCGGTGCTACAGTTGGCGGGCGACCACGATCCGTTCGATAGCGTACCCGCCGTAGCGGAAACGGCCGTGAACATTAGCGCCGCAGCAAAAAATAGACGATTTACCATTTTTATTCCTTGAATTATTTTCGGATAGTTAGAGTTGCGGATGCGTTGCCGATCCGGCACTGGAGTCAGTTTAGTTGGAGTATATCCGCTCCGCAATGGCTTGCAGCGCATATAGCCGGTTATTCGCACCCGGTATTTTGTAGCGCGGCAGTAGAATTGCGATAAAATAACAAAAGAAATGCGACTATTTTGGCTGTATTTTTTCCTAGTATTTCACACTTGATTAATTGGCGACCAAGGAAAAACAGAGTTGGCCAGAATATTATCAGCCTGAGCTTTTGTGATCTGTACACAACCCGGAGGCAGTAAATATTCATAGGCTAAATCGTCTAAAATATGCACATGTCCGGATTGATCTTTAAAATAAAACATAAATCACCTATGCTCTAAGGTTATAACAGCGCCAAAACCGCCAAATGAATAACTTCTCCCCGGCTTAACTTTTCCGTACACACTCCGATATTGGCCATCATTTACGGCGCTGCTAGACCCGCTCATAAGGACTCCACCGATCGTTAGAAAAACGCCATAATTAGTTCCGGAAGACTGAGCCATACCGGACAACTCAAGATCATACCCAGTTGTGTTGTAGTATGTAGCACCTAGCAAGCGACCCATAGCCGTCCATATTTGCGCATTTGGCGGCTTATCCAGAGCCGCAATGCATCCACTCACTTTAGACGGCTGAGAAATCCAGACCCCGGCGTTCGCTTGGGTGATGTCAAAAAAACCTAAACGCCGAAACGGGACCCCAGTCCTCGCAGTCGTAGAATAGATTGTTGCATTGCCGTCAGCCCCGCCAGCGCCGCCCTCAGCAACTGTATTAATCACATCTGACTCATCTAAGTCAACGCCGCCCGCAGTATTAACCCACGCTACTTCCACCGTGCTTCCCGCATCAATAGCCAACACAGCAAATCGCGCGGCCAAACCATCTGATGTACCACCAGTAGAACCAGGACTAATCACAGTGGAAACAGCCGCTGAAACAATACGAGTATTTACAGCTCCGTCCCCCAAACTAGCCGAGCGGAAATCAAGCGCATCCGGATGTATCGTTATTGTCATGCCGTTGACCGGCTGATTTGCGACGACACTGATTGACGGTATTTTAGTTAGGCCGGACTCTACCCCTGCTGGAGCCGATAAAGATACAACCCATGCGCTATGGATACCCGTACCATGCGCGGTCATGACATCTACCACCAATGCACCAGTCTCCGCAGAATAATCAGTTATCTGGCCATGCATTGAATTTGTCGCCGGCGCCACCGAATCAGCAATTACTATATACATGCCACGAACAAATGCCTTTCCGGCCTGTATAGTCATTGTTTTAGCGCCAGTGCCTACTGATAGAGCCGTTGTACTCGTCGCTTGTGTTCCTGGGGCATTGACAGCCGTCGCTGCACTTGCAATTGCCATATTAGCTTGGGACGTTGCTGTCGAAGCACTACCCGCAGCCGCTATGGCGGAGTTGTAAGCATCGATAGAATTGTTATAACAATTAGTAGCCAGATTAATAAGACCGGACCGTAACGGACCCAAGGCAGCCAAAAATGCATCCATCATCGCTGCGAATGGACCAGGGTTAAGAGAACTTGGCTCGGGTGGCAAGTCCGCTACTGCGGGCGGTGGTGTTTGCGCCATTTATATTGACTCCGTGTTTAACATTAGTAAAGAACCCACTGGGTTGTCGAGATCAAATTCGAAATGCGTAATAAATCCGACGGTAACCAGCGCATCAAAATAGCCGTCTGTATCATCATCCAAGCCACTCCACGCAGCAACGGTGCCGTTTAAACTATCGATTAATTTACGCAACATCCGAACCCTAAACTTATCGATATAGATAGTCAGGTTATTAGTTGGCACATTACGCCGAGGAATCATTTTATTGATATTGCCATCAAATTTACGATCCACCGTCGAATAATTATCGCCGGAACATTTCGCGTTATATTCCACAGCCCCCACATACACATTAGTACCGATGATACAATGCACAAGCTCTACATTACCCGCCGTTGCCGATAATGTGATCATAAATCTGGCGTCTGAATAAAGCGGCATATCAAACCTGATAACAGTCGGTTTAGTCGAAAACGGCTTAAAACAATAATCCTTGGCATCGAAAACCTCCCTGTCATTTAAATCCTCGGAGAGGCTATAAATAACGACACCAAGGCTGGTAGTGCCGACTATTTCCAGCGCATTAGCAACCATCCCATAGAGTAAAATTGAATCACAACGCTGCCCAGGGGCGATCGTAAAAGTAAGCTGCCCTGGGGCAATTGTCGGAATGTTGCTTCTTAAATCGAACAAGGCCCATTTATTCGTATGGCCAACTTCCAACCACTTGGGCGGATTGACAGCCGCCGTAAGTGCATTGCCAATATTACCGTCGACAAACGATTCATAGACTAGATGAGCGACCGGATCGATGACTCGCTCACCCAGGGCATACGTAGCCACCATAGAAAAAACTTGATACGTATCACCCAACTTTTTCCACCAAGTCGGTGACGCCGCCGGAGCGTGTCCTATATTTGCAGCTTGCAACGACTCATATTCAGTTATAAGTCCCAGCGCTCCGGCGACGCTACTTTTTGCTCCCAGTGCGTAAGTTATCGCGCCGTTATAGGCCGCAGACGCCACTTCGGGCAAAGTACTGGATAGATATTTATCATCAGTAATAGTAACCGGCGGAATTACTCTCATACTGCATTAGTCCTTACTGAATCGCCACCTAATGTACATTTCTTCAATACGGTGGCCATATCACCGGTATTTACTCTAGTATCCCCTGTGTTCTTGGTTATTTTCTCAAGTTCGGACTGGAGCTTGACCACAACACCATTCAGCCTTCTAATTTCGGCTACCATCTCACTATTATTTGATGGCGCTGGCTCACTCAACCGCATCATCAGCTCGCGATTATCAGCGGCAGGCATAATACGTTCCCCCGGATGGATTTGCGCCCAACGCTGCTCAGTTACGTAATTAGTTCCGACTTCAAAACTATTGATGCCCGGCACTGCGTTTTTTGCTGCTGTTGCATAAGCCGATGCTGTTGAGTAGGCAGCTGCGGCCTGATTAGCTGCCGCTTGATCTGCCGCTGCCGTAGCTTGATAACCGGGGATCAACGCAGCCTGAGCGGCGGCAATGGCAGCCAAGCCCGCTGCATTTGCCCTCGCCGATGCGGCGCTTGAAGCAGCAGCTGAATTATATTGAGCTACTAAAATCTGATACTGAGCTTGAGCATCCGCATCCGTAGTCCAAGCTCGATTCATTGGCATACCATAATGCGCCGCATGGTCGGCGTTGAACGCAGATAATATCCGCTCCCAGATTGGATTGCCCGATTGCCCGTTGACAAATGTATTCGGAGCCTGGGCAATGGGCGCGGATGCCGCCGCTTGGGCTGCACTGGCAGCTTGGGCGGCTTTATCAGCTGCCGCCATCGCATCGGTCACTTTTTGAGCCGATGCCGCCGCTTGTGCCGCAGTTGCATCGGACTGGGACTTAGCCGATGCCTCGGCTTTTGTTGCTTTTTGAGCGTTGGCAATCGCCGCCTCAGTTGCCATCTTGGCATTAATAACATACGCCAAAGTAGTAACAGCGTCGTTTACTGACATCACATTAGCAGTAGTGCCGTTTATTGCATCAATCTGTGCTTGCCCGTTATTGACCAGTGCATCTAGACGGTTATTTTCGGCATTGAATCCGTCCGTTAATGCCGTATTTGATGCCTCGATTGCGTTTAGAGTCTGTTCCGCCACACTGATTTGCGTTGTGGCATGATCTGCTAAACCGGCTATTACATTACCTGTGCGACCTTGATCTCGTGCGTAATCAGTAAATGACACAAATAGATTCTCACTGGGTTTGGCAATATCAATCAATGCCTGATCCAGACCGGCATAATTTGATAGTGATCCACCCGCATTAGCCGATAACAGTGCCGACTGTAAAACAGATTGAGCCGATAAGCGCCGCTGACGGCTAAAATTATCCGACTCGACAATAGTCGATACCAGTGCAGATTTAAGGTTTGATGCGACGGTTTTTAGCGCACTCAGTAGATTATTTGCAGCGTCCTTTTGCAAATTATTGGCTGACAGTGCGGATTGATACGCCGTGTTATTCAACGCCTTCTGATCCGATACGGATTTTTTTAATGTGGTCATTGCATTGTCAATCGCTGCATTTGCCGCATTAACGGCCCAGACCGATTGTTGGCCAAAACGCAATGACGCGTCCATCGCGGCCAGTTCGTCTTTTCGTTTTTCCGTTAACGCGCCTATCGCATTGCCGGATGCCTCCATCAGCTGTATGTCTAAAGACCTTTGCTGATCGGCGATTTGCTGGGCGGCTTTCGCAGCATTTTCGACGCCGGTGTAATAAGTATCGGCGGCGCCGCTTAGTTTGATGAGCAAAGAGTACCGTTCCTGGTCGGCAGCATTATTAATATTCAGCGCCTCGATTACTTGACGATAACCGTCCCTGGTCGCCGGCAACAGCAAATTGACGTCACTGAGCTGGCTGGCAAGTTGTTTTTGAGTAAATACATTGCGCTCGGCGTCCGTGTGAAATTTTTGGTAGTAGGAGTCAAACTGCTTTTGAAACTCTTTGATACCGCCTGCTGCTTGCGCTAGTCCGTCACTAATTGCTATCGCGTCACCTGCAATCGATAACCCGGATTTTGACAGTGAATCTTTCACCACAGCAATTTCGGAAGCCACGCGAACCGCTGTCTCCAGCATACCCTCGCCGAGTTGTTGATATTGTCCCAATAGATCGCCAAAGACCGTTGTTGACATAGTATCGAGTGCAGTAGACAAAACGCCGTTAAGTTTTTTGGCCGCCGCCTCGCCGTCCAACCCTTTTAAATCGACAGTCAGCGCCGGGATAATGTAATGAGTAACTCGATCTTCCAGGCCGTGGCCAAGATTATCGGCCAATCCCAGCATAGTGCTCCCCATACTCCTAAACACATCATTCAGAGCTTTTTGCGTGGCATTGTCTAGCTCAGAATAGACAGTCCTAAAACTGAACTTATCTTTGCCAAACCATCCACCATCGGTTTTAGTCTCAATTTGGGCAAATTGCTGAGCACGAAGGTTCTGGCCGGCAATAATATCCATTATTGATGTTGGGCTTGTGGCGATGCCTTGAGCGGTTACGTTGCTTGTTTGCTTGCCACCAAATATCCCACCTACTATAAAATTTTCTATTCCGTTAACTATGCCGCCTATTACAGGGAGCTTTTTTGCAATCTCCGCCATTATCCCGATAGGACCGCCTAATGTAAGATTAATCATACTCATATTAGCGGCGACGCCGGTCATTGCCGAAGCGGGCGCATCAACAGAAGCCAATCCTCCTGCTTGATATAAACGAGTAATAACATCAGTTATCCCGCCATGCAAATCGGCAATACCTTTGTCGATGCTCCTCAATGTTGCGTATTCTTCGGCGTGAATGTCTTTAAGCAATTGATAGGTTTTATCAATGGATTCGGATTGAGCTGATGAATTACCGAGAACAGTTCCTGACGTCGGCGACATACCTTGCGCCCCCATAGAAGAGACTGAACTTTTACCACCCATAAAACCCAGGGCAGCCATCGCTGCCGCCATCGCCGCCATTAACGCAAATCCTATGTATGGCCCTGCGCTAGCTTGAGTAGCAACGGCTTCTGCGGCTTTCGCTTCTCCTTTTATTGTACTGGCTGTTACGCTGGGAGCAACGGAGGCTGTCTCTGCCGCGCTAACTGCACCGATGCCAGTTATCTTCATGAATTGCATCGCGATCTGTGCGCCAGCCAAACCCATTTCAATAGCATGAGCGGCACGTTGCTCAGTCGATCCCTGCTTCAGCATCGAACTGACCGCACCGGCTATTTGCCGAGTTCCGGAAAGTTTTTCGTGCACAATTTCAGAATTGTATTTCAGTTCATCTTTTGCGTTCTTTGATAAGGCATCTTGCTTTAATTTGACTTCTTTCAAGTACTGCTCAAGGCCTTTATCTGTAGCCGGCTGAAACTTATCAATATCAATCTTTGCTTTTCGGTTTACTTCCAGCGCCGCCGTGCTTTTATCAATAGAGTTAATCATATTGTCAAATGCACCAGCCAGGGTATTTACACCACCTAAAGCCCCATCAAAAACAGCGGACGTGACCGATCCTAAATCGGACGTTTTTGCCGATGTATCGGCAACGGTTTTATTGTAGGATTCCAGTGCAGAGCGGGCTTCATCGACACTCTTTTTACTGGCTTCGGCTGCTGAGTTTTTATCAAACTGTTGCACCAGCGGCGCGACCAGTTCCGGCGACAGTGCTTTACCGTTTTTATCTTTTAACGTAGTCGCATAATAATCCCGCGCCGACATCGTCAGCTGGTTATATTTATCAACTAGAGCATCCATGCGGGATTTTTGCGCGTCACCCGACTGCTTCAACAGCGCTTGGTTATCGACCTCAGCCGCATCCTGCAATAATTTAAGTTTTTGCGCTTCGGTTAATTTAGCCAACGATCCCGCAGTTACTTCATATTCCATAGCCGCCGATTTCGTAGCGCTGCCGCGCATGGAAATTTCTTTTTCCAACGAATTGACAGCATTGTCATAAGCGCTTTGCAATGATTTAGCGGCGCTTTCCGCTTCGCTCTTGGCCTTTTTCGCCTTCTCTTTTGCCAGCTTGTCGGATTTTTCCGCATCCGCGCTTTCAATTTCAGCAAGCCATTCCCAAGTATCTTTAATAGCGAGAGCACTATCCTTATTAATAGTGATTAATTTATTGGCTTCATCTTGGGCCGTCTTGATACGCTTTAACCCAGCCAGCCTATTTTTCTCCAAATTTGCATCGCTGCCGGTCATATCGCTCAGAAAACTACCGACTACTCCCATAGAGTTTAAGGTCTTAATCCGGGCTTCCGAATGTGCGATTTGCGCATCAACTGAACTGCTCATATTACGCGTGACTAAATTCATCGATTCAGTCATCGAGGCGACAATACTTTTAATCAACCCTTCAGACTTGTCTTGTAACAGCGTGTCTTCAAAGTTGTGCCAAGCGTCGGACAAGTTTGATATTTGACCGTTCAAAGTTTGCATAGCAGCGGCATTTGACCCGGCCGTAAGCCTGCCCATTTCATCGATCAAGCCCTTAATGCTCTCCCGGCCTAAATCGCCTTTTTCCGACATGTCCGCTATCTCGGCTCCCGTTTTACCGGTGACCGTTTTGAGCATATCGATGACCGGAACCCCTGCCTCCATCATAATATGCATATCCTGCATTTGCAGCTTGCCTTTAGTCCAGGCTTGGCCTAATTGCATGGTCAGCGTGGTTAAGCCCTGAGCGCCTTTACCTAATCGTGCGGCTTGATTGGTAATGGACTCCATTGTCGAACTGGTCGGATCGATACCGAAGTTTTTCAACGTGATGAAGGCTTGAGTAATATCCTTCAGCTCAAACGGCGTTTTAACAGCCCACTTCATTGACTCGTCAAACGCCATCGCGCCGGCGGCCGCCGACCCCATGACACCGTTAAGTTGCATACGTAAAGATTCAAAATTACGGTTGGTATCGAGCACATCTTTTGCCAGCATACCAAGACCCAAAGTTGCGACGATACCTTTTAATTTAGCAAAACCGGCCGCCGCCGAAGTGGTTGCCGATGTTGAAGCGGCCATGGTTCCGACCGTTTGCGCTTCGGTGGCCGCCAATCGCGCATCGAGGGCCGTCAATGTTGCACTGATTGTATGCAGATTAACAACCATTGACTCAGTCATAGATTGCATGGATGCCCGACCGACGCTACTTGCCTGACGAAGAGAATTAGCGATTGATGCTGCTGAAATTTGAGTTGACGTAGCGGCGCTGGCCATACCTGAGGTAATACTGCCGGCAGTCTCGTATATTGAGCGTGCTGTCACCTGAGCGGCTGATGAAGCCGACGACATCCCTGCTGTTATACGTTGAGCCGACGCTGAGCCTTTTTCGCCGGCAGTCGATAAGGCGCGCGCCATATCTGACATATTATGACTTACATTTTGCGCCTCGGTTGAAACGCGCTTTATGCTGGCGCCAGTTTGATTAAGCACCTGCACACTGCCGTCGTCATTAACCCTAATTCGTAATCCTAGCGTTAAATCGTTCATTTATTTCTGGCCCTTTCCGCTTCCGCTTTATCTTCCGCTGCCTTACGTAATTCGTAAATCGCCGTCATCACTCCGAATTCCAGCGCATTAATATCATCCAAGACTTCAAGTTGTTTTGATTTGCGAGGATAGCGCAATGCAATCACTGGCATCACGGCTGCGTAATCCAGCCCCTCAATGCCGCTAAAACCCTGACGCCACTGGAATTGGCAAAATAAAAAAATTTCAACCGCCGGCCAGGACTCGGCATAGACCGGAAAGTCCTGAGACATCGCATCGCCGCTCAAATATTCCTGATACCAATCAGGCCGGGCCGTCTCCTCACGGGGGGCGACCGACACCTTACGATCCGGAACACCGAAAAACTCGGCATCGGTCTTTTTTAGCGGCGCGGCTGCTGTAGGTGATGCGGGCTTTTTTGGCTCCTGCATCACCCAATAGTAACCGGCCGCTATGAGTTTTTTGCGCGCTCCTTTCTTATATCCGCTACAGTTAGACTGCGTTGCGCCGCTAAAAATGCATCGCCGATGTCAGCCTGCAACCATGGCTCTTTTAGCAATGAACTTTTTATTGCATCGGTCAGTTGGATAGGCTGGTTATTTTGATCAACCATTGGGTTAATCGACACGATATAAGGTTCAGCAATCATATACGTCGGGATTAAAAACTCCTCTAACTCTTCGTCCGGCATTTGATAATCCTTATCTTCTTTCGACTTAATATATTTTCGAGCTAAGTCGGCGCTTCTGTCGGTCATTTTTTTCCATGTGTCTCGGTCGATAATCTCGAAACCGATATCGAGCTGGTGGGTAATGATTTTTTCTTTTTCGCCGACTTCTTTGGGGGTGATGCGTACAACGCGTACTTTTTTACTGCTGATCAATTGCGAGTCGTTAGTATCGATAACTAATGCCATGGATATATCTCCAGTTAAAAATTAAAAAATGGGTTATTGCAAAATCAACACAATCTCATTATCCCCGGTGCCATGCGGTGGAATATTGAGTTCCAGTGTCGTCATTACCACACCGTCTTTTTCCGAGTTCGATGGATTTAGCAGCTGCACAACCTTACAAAAAATAGCAATCTGATTACCCATAGGCCCGTGAGTAAATAACAGCGGGCCGGTGACCGCATTTTTGACGGCCGAATACACATCAAATTGAGACTGCAACGGCGACCAAATCATTATTGAGCCTTTGGCGTCTCGATCTTGAATATAGATGCGGTTAGTACCTGGACAATCGGTATGCACCAGCTTATTGGCAAGGTCCACACTGATTTTGTCAGCAACGAAATCGGCATAACCATGCAAAAACAGGTTTTTGGTGTTTGCATAGTTGACCGGCAACGGCTCAACCCAGGCCGATAAATCGAAAGTCGGAAATGACGCGTCTTCATATTTATCGACCAACCCTTGGTAGGTAAATTTAGCCATTGGCAGTGCCAACGAGCTAAAATCGTAAGACACACTGCCCCGCGCATAAGTAAACGAATGTAGCGCCCTATCTTCGTAATAATAAAAGGTGTTAGAGATATGCCCTGTAGACACCGGGGCATACTTGACGTAAGGATTCATCCGGTAGGTCGTGGCCGCTGTCGGTGCGCGGGTAAACGGCGGTGTAATCGACGCCACTTTTGTGGTGCCGTTGTACTCGGTAATCAGCCTGTCGACGGTAATCGCATACAGCGTTGCCGACGTCGTCACGTACTTCAATGGCGATTTCAGCGTCATCACGCGAGTCGTGCCGTTATAGGCAATAACCTCGCGCTGTTCGGAAATAATAAAAGTGCTGGCATCCGTCGGCGTGGTGCCGATCTTGGTCTGTAGCGTTGCGCGGCGGGTATTTACATCATAATTGATGATACGGCGGATTTCCGGCGCAGCGGCTCCGGTTGTAATCTCGATATCGCAACCCTGGACGTTATTAGTACCGACCACACTCAACGGTAAATAAATATCCGTCACCGACGATACATAAAATACGGCGCTGACAATCGTCCCAGCAAAATGATCAATGCGGGCCAACATGCCGGCGTAATAATCATCGATATGCTGCACGGTGTACGCAACCAGCAGCGGAGGCGAACCGAACGGCGTGGTCACGGTCGCAATTTTTGTCGATCCGTCGTAAGCGCTAATCACAGATGATTCGCTGCCGATGACTACCGTCATGCCGACATAATAATCATTCACGGCCGATGCGGTAGAGGCAAAGTTTAGCGCTGTTGTTGTCGAGCCGGCTTGCAAGGTGCCGCTGTGTTCCGCGTCCGTAACAGCCAGTTTGACCAGTGATTTATCGGATGATACCGGTGCTTGCGCCGTACCCGCCGCAATCCCAACCCGTACCGATAACCCGGCATAAGCATCATCGGTAGACGATGCGCCCGCAGCCAGTTTCAGCAGATTTAAGGTGCCGCCCTGGGCGGTGCCGGTAATCGCTGCGGCCGATGTAGTTCTGGCGGTGCCGCATCCTCTTAACAGCGCATCATAAGCCGGCGTCGCGCCGGGCGTTGGTACACCGGTCGCATCGCCGCCGGTCGCCAAAGCAATTTCGATGTCGATTTGTGCGTCAAAACTGGACACAATCTTCAGATTGCCGCCCATATGCGACTTGATCGGTTTGCGGTCGATTATTTTGGTATTTAACGGTTTGACCGTCAACGTTTCGGCGTAGACACCGTCCGCCGACGTCGGGATCGAATCCACGCCCGGCGTAGATTCGGGTTTGACGATGATAAATCGTTTTGATTGGAGACGTGGATCAGACATTTGATTTTCCTGATTTAGTGGGTTTTTCCGCCGCTTTGGGTTCGGCGGGTTCTGTTTTTAATTCGGGTTCAGGCGCTTTAACCTTAATCTTAATAGGCGGAGGCTCTTCTCCATCTAAAAACCATTCATCCCGTTCGGCACAATACCAGCCCGATTTACCGGAGTTTTTATATTCATCAAATGTCACTACTGTCTCCTTATTAACTTTAATTGCACTTCGGTTTCGTAAAACGGGTGACGTTCACCGAGGTCGGGAATCGTTTCGTAATCATCAATAATGATAGTTTTGGCGCTGATTGCGCCCTCTTTAATAATGGGTTCCAGCAACTCGGCAACTTCGGCCACGCGCAAATGCCCGACCATCACATCATCAACAATCTCTTTTTCGTTAACGCCGATAATCACGCTGATAAGTTCATTTTTTGTAATATCCTTATTTCGCGATTTGACCGGCACATAACAGATACAGGGATAATCATTAGCGTTAGGACTGCGCTTGTAACCGACAAGGTGCTTAGCCGGCTTGCCATAATGAGCGATAAAAAACGCTTCAAGCAGCACATCGCTTTTGATGCGATTGCGTAAATCGAACAATGCATCCAGGGCCATTAAGCGCGACCTAAGCGCACAGTGCCGTAACCGGAACCGGCGCTGGAACCCGTCGTTGCTGCGAGACCCAAGGATTCATGAGTAATTTGGCTCTCTATGGTTTCGGCATTTTTTAAATACTCCCGCGCTTTATCCTTCAGTGGCGAGTTATCGCCCATTGAGCCTTGGATACATGCCAAGCGCGTCGCCCAGGTAACAGCCAAGGCTTTAAGCTGTGCATTAGGCAAGGTGACATTAGCCGGATTAATGCCGCGCGACCACAGCACACCGACAACATACGTATCCGCTTCATCCAAATTTTCCTGACTTACGGTTACGGATGGGTCTTTGCAATCGTCGATTTGTGCGTATACGCTAGCCATTGGTAATAATCCTCGCTAAAACCGAGTGGGCGGCGGCTTGCATGTGCTGATCGCGGTTATCCATATCGGCAAAAAAATACGGATGAGGCTTGCTGCCCCGATGCAGCACCGACCGGGCAAAACCAAAGCCACCAACACTAACAGGAAATCTAAGCGCTTTACGATCCTTGGGCCGTATAACCCAAGAAGTATGACCGGCATGTTCGCCGGTTCCACGTTCGACATACCCAGCATATTCAGCATTGGCATAAATCTCAGCGACCCCATTTCCGGCAGGCTGCCAATTGATAGATTGTGCCAACTGGCCGGTATGGCCAGTGAATGCCTGGCCGGATTGGATAAAATCCAGCATGTCATCGGTATAGCGCTCAGCTAATGCATTAGCAATCAGCTGGGCATTACGCGGATTGCGTAATGCTTCCAGCACAGATGGCACATTACCGACGTCAAAAGTAATGCTGCTATTCATTAGCTGTTAGGATCATGGATTTCAAACCCATCAGCGAGTGGATGAATTTCCCAGCCGTGCACTCTCCAGTTTGCAACTTCGTCCGGATGTACATCTGCGGTATCAGGACCGCCGTCCTCCGACAAATCCCGCCTCATGGCAACTAAAGCCATTTCATCATCCCCATCCTTATCGCCAGCGTCCCCGGCAGGGGGATTTTTATCATCTGGCGCTTTGATTTTGTCGGTCTTATCCTCGACACTATTCGCGCTTTGATTCGTTTCCGCCAAGCCGGGAGCCTGCGGCGCATCGGCCGTTGACTCCCCATTAGTGGGTTGTTCAGTTGTCGCCGTATCGGTCGTTTTCTCTCTCTTAATGGTCGCCATAACGATTAACCCAGCAAGATAGCAATATGCTCCGACTTGATCGCTTTCCAGCCCCATGCCAGCCTGACATGAATCACGTTTTGCAAGAACTGCTTATACAACGCAATTTCAAATACCAGACCCGTAACCGGATCAGTGATCATATATGTGTCAACGGCCGAATCACCGCCTTCAGGCATGGCCGGCGCGCGAGTCGCCAGTACGATTGCGTTGCGCTGGAACGCCAGATTTGCCCGAAAGCTGTTACCGATAGTCATAGCCACATCGTTTGCCACAGCGGCAAGCAGGCCCGGTTTGTTAAGCGCCAGCGAACCGGCCGACAGGGCCGTGCCAACAACATATTTATTAGTGTCGCCGGTAAAGGTCGCAATATCGCCGGCCAACACCGTACCGGTGCCGGTATCGACGGCAAGGGCCGTGTCTCCGGCCGCATAGCCTGCCAACAAATTGGTCTGATACGATGCGCCAGTGCCTTTGGTATGCGCCAATACCTGACCCGAATCATGCAAGCTCAGACCTTGTACTTCGGTGATGGTGCCTTTCCTTAATAGTTCGTCAGTGCCGGCCTCGTTAGCTTTAAATAATCCGGATTGCTTGCCTCGAATGTTGAACATGCCTGACGAGCCGATCACCAGATGCCGATCACCTTTAGGAGCGCCGTTGTCGTCCAGGATTTGCTGCACACCCGCAAAGTCGGTTAAATCGCCAGCGGTGCCGAATGGTGTCGTGCCGGCCGTACCATAAGCACGTGACGCAAATTTGTAAGCACCGGCTAAATCGGTCTCGATTTCGTTGGCCAGCTGCCTAAATGCTTGCTCAAACTGTTGCTGCATCGTACTGCCCAAGGTGCCGGCGTTCTGCATACCCAGCGTCTGCTCACCGTTCCAGCGAATCGGGATATGCCGCGATTTAGTCATTTTGATACTGACATTATCGACAGCTTGGTCGCCGGTATCCGGAGCCGTAACACCTGGCGTATTATCGGCGGGGGTGCCCGTGCCTGCGACCGGTACAAGCACTTCCTGGTTTAAAGCCGCGCGCTCGACGCCCGAATTTCTCGCAACAGCCGGAATAAATCCAACCAGTTCGCGCGAAACAACATTAAGCGCGGCATACATGGTCGGGATAAGATTAGTTAATGTATTAGACATGAGCTATTTCCTTAAATGATTTTGCCGCCGGCTTGGATAAACTTGGCCCTGCCGGGATGATCCAGTTTCTCGAATTCTGCACGGGTAATTTGATTGCCGCCGCTGGGGTTTTGTGGAGCACCTGAACCGGGGCCGCCTTGGGCTTTAGCAAGATAAGGTCTGTCTTCCAGCAACTTCTGAACCGCCTCGGCAACAGGTTTGCCGTCAATGGTGACGTTGTCTTTATCGTCCACCACTGCCTTGCCGGACAACAGATCTTTAATAATCTCTGGATCGAGCGCTTCCGAGGATGCCGCCATCAAGGCGATACCAATAGCAGCTTGCTCAAACTTAGATTTATATTTTTCCTCTCCGGCCTTGCGACTGTCCGCCAGCTCCTGCAACTTACCTTGTTGCTGTAACTGGGCTTCGGTAAATGTTTTTAGGTCGGGGTGACCCGTGGCCTCTTTGAATTGGGCATTGAATTGTTCTTGCTGTTTCGTTAATGCCTCGTTAATTTGCGCTTGTACATCAACCGTGCCAGCGGCCGGTGTCGCTGGTTGGGTCTTATCGGTAGCTGCACCCGGATTTTCGGGATTAGCGTTTTGATCGGTATCGTCTGCCATAAATCGGACTCCGGAAAAGGTAAATTCAAATGTCCGGTACAGCATAAACGGCAGACAAAAAAAATCCCCGACGGAACAAGTTCCTCGGGGATCGTTTAGCCTGTCAAATAGTTTAGCGAAATAAGTAGGTAATAATACCTAACCGACATCGCCAGGAAGGCGTTTAAATTGCGTTTAAATTTAACGATAATAAAAAAGCGCTACCGTTTTACCGCTTAAGGTGTTTTTTGCGCCTGTATCGCATTATTTTTGATAACCTCGACACATAAGCGCAAAATACGCACATCATCGTCGTTGTCGTCGGCGTACTGCTGATCCGCCAAAGCCATCACGCGTTGATCGACAGTGCTTAACATCTCACGTTGCGCCGCCGTTAAATCGGCTAGATGCGTCTGCAAAAACTCCCTGTGCCCCAACAATAGCTGCGAGTCTCCCGCGCCGGGTTCCCAGTAGTCAACGTAAACCAAATAGTGTTTTAAGCTGTCGGCTAATTCTGTCTTCAATTGTATATTCATGTACGGTATGCCCTAACCGGGTTTGTATCACTGCAAACGTATCGGCGTTCTTTTCCAATGCATAAGCGGTTTTTACACGGCCTTCGTGATTCAAAATCACCGACCACTCACCGCTAATCAACTCAATGCTGGGATATTTGCTGTTAACAATATTCAATCGATCAGCGTTGGCCAGCGCAGTTTTGACTTTATGGAAATAATCGTCAGCATCTTTAATATGCCCGAGTTCGATCCGCTTAGCGATATGTTTTTGATAACTTTGCGGGTTAGCCCAAAAATCCGTCAACGCCTGAGCATTCTTGGTGTTTTCAGCCAGTTTTGCAATCATATTTTCTGCTTGATTAATATTCAGCAACTGTGTCGCGTCTTTTTTAGTAATCAAGCCTTGCCCGTCGGTCCTGATCAAGCGCTTTAAATCGACGCCGTTTTTGACAGCCTCACTGGCCCATTTGGGTAATATCTGCTCACGGCGCTCCGGTGCGGCATTCTTAACAAACTCGGCGTAGTTCTTTGAGCCTTTCTGATTGACCGCCGTCACCCTGGGGATAATCAGGCACATGCAATGCGGATGCGCTTTGTGATGCGGCACGGCCTCTTTGGTAAACACGCCTTTACCCAGGCCCATCTCGATATTCGCGTAATAATCGCAAATATCGGTCGCCGGATGACTGGATGATAAGCGCCACTGGAAACCGATAATGCTATCGTCGCCCTCGACCGAGGCAATGACGGCTTGATGTCCGGCCGTCGCCATTTCGGTGCGGGCAATACGCTTCAGGTTATAGAGCTGCTTGTCATACAGCCACCATTTCACAGCCTTATCGACTAATGCCTCGGAGCCTTTATCGACTGCGCCTTTGATTTGCTTTAACACCTGCTCAGCAGCGGTGCGGGAGCCGGTTTTCGCCAACAACGCAATCCGCTCCTCGGCCTCGCCGACGGTGACCTTCCACGCGGCTTTGGCTTCAGGATCGTGGATCAGCGCCACGGCCGACTGATGTAACTCCGTGACCCAATCGTCTTTATGATCGCTGACAATCTTAAAGCGGTTGCCGCCGCGCTCGATAGCGCGTTGCATGTCGTACATCACGGCACTGGCGGCTTTGCCCTGGCGGATACCGGCTTGCAACTGTTGCTGCACGCCGGTACGCGTATCGCGCTGCCAGCGCCAAATACGCTCGGATAAGGTTAGCCCATCGGGCCAGCTTTGCGTAAAGGCTTGCTCGGCCAGCTTTAGCACGGTTGCCGATTGCAGGCTGGCAGCGGTCACCGGTAAACCGGACGCAACCGCCGCCGCGCTGCCGATGGCGTCTTTAATGACCGTATTGATGCCGTTTAAGTGGTTGTTCAGGGCGATTTCAGCGTCGCCTGTCAGTTGCCAGCCTTCGGCTTGTAGCTTTGATATAAACTGCTTGACAAACGCGGCCGTGTCGGCCGTTATCTGGCCGTCGCGCTTGAGGATTTCCTGGGCTAGGCGTTTGTAGAGTTCGGGGTAGTCGGTCATCGATTAGATTGCCCCGATGTCTCGGCGTATATGCTCAACGACCTCCGCTTGCAGTTCTAAAGCGATATTTGCCAAATTATTTAAAGCGCAATCTCCAGTTTTTTGGGCTGTCTTGTATTGTGTTTTCCAGGCTTCTTTGTACTGCTTATGTATTTTTTCGTTTAACGCGATTGCAGCATCAAGTTTTTTAATAAGCCGCGCCGCTTCTCTGGCTTGATCTTCGGTCATAAGCCCGCCAAATCAGCCGCTAATCTTATCTTGGCGACTTCCAGCACGCCGATGGCTTCGTGCTGTCTCATACCCGCCATTTTCCAGGCAAATGAATAATCGCTACCAGGATCATCCATGATCACGAAAAAGGCTTTTTTGCCTTGATAGGCTTCGCGATTGTTTTCGATGTCGGCAATGGCATCGCGCAACATGTCAATCGGCGAGTAATGCAAAGATGAGTCAGATACAACCGATAAATCAACTACCTTGTTCATGCTTCAGCCTGCTTCGATAGCCTATCGCCATAAGCATCCCCTTGCGCATCGATCTCGGCATCAATCGCCGTCATCGTCGTGGCCGAGACGTCATTACCCAATACCTGCCGTGCGGTGCGCTTCTTCAAAGCTCTAACAAATTCCGGCCCCATATCCAATGTGACCGAATCCAGCGCAATTTGCAGCGCCTGAGCAACATCAGACATATTAAAATCAGCGGGATAACTGATATTGCCGTTAAACTTTTGGTCTTGCCATGCATAGACCAGCTGTGCGATTTCCGTTTCCGCGCGTTCGCCTTGTTCGGCCATATCGCTCAACGAGCTATTCGTTTGCATAAAATGCCACGACAAAGCTTCACCCGAGGGTTGCACGCTGCCGATAAACTCCAGGTTGGCGAGGCGATATATTTCCTCGACAATCGCAGCCATGCGCTTCATGCAATGTTCCATCGGGTCGGGCGGCGGCGCGATAAAATCCGGCTTTCCGCCACCGGCTGGGTTATAGGTCAGCCCGTTTTTAGTCCCCGTCGTTAGACTCGCCAGCCGTTCGCGCTCTTTATCGTCCGCTACTGGCATCGTCAAAATCGAGAATGCCTGTTGCCGTTCTTGCTCCCTCAGCTCCGATCCAACGTTGTACAGCTCCCAGCACAGCTGCGCCAAATCGTAAAAAAATGATTGGCTATGACTGTCGGTTGGGATTAGCGGTTCAGCAATGTGTAGTCGTACAACCGGTACTCGGCCCAAGGTGTAATCGCCTTGGTCGATGATGTCGCTACCGTCTTGTTCTTTGCTCAGCATCCAACCCGTAGTGGTAAAGGTGCGGTAAACCGTCTCTCTGTCGGCCTGTTCACTAAACGTCACTGACTGCCAAACCCCGGCCGCATCTTTGGTTTCGGCAACCAGCTGGCCTTTTAGGCGCAATGCAAGATAGGGCATGGCTTGGTCGGCCTTGGTTTGCCCTTGCTGACGCGGCTTATCGACAATCACATACACCGTGCCTAAAATCATCGCCAGCCGCTGATAGCTGGACAGCACCGCATTTAATTTGCCGCCTGCGCCGTTCGCGTTGACCATAAATGCGCTATAAAGATCATCGGTGTCACGGGTTGGGCCTTGCTTCCACAAAAAACCCATAAACACATTCACAATCTTGCGGGCGTAGTTGCGATAAACCGCCAAATTCTTACGTTCAATAAAGTCGTTTTCGTCTTCGCGGCCGTGTGGGATCAAGTACCCCCCCGAAGCATAACCGCCTTTCCCGGTATAACTGTCCTGCAAAAACTGGTCCGAGGTTTTATCGATGCTGGTTTGTGTTGCTATAGCCATGATTGATTATAAAAACTTAAAGTGTAGAGACCTATAATCTGCTTTCTTTTGGCCCGGATTACGCTTCCAAAAAAGATATTGAGACATAGAGTCGACTTGGTCATCGTGTTTAACGGCCGGAAAATTAGTACATTCGTTCTCGAATTCAGCAAGCCAAGGCTCCGTGTGCTCTTCAGGCACCCATATACGCCCCGATTCAACAGCCGCGGACTCGACACTCATCCGGGTGACCTTATCGCCCTCCGGTTCGATCATAATCACGCTGTATCCGGGCAACTCTTTTAGTTCCTGGCCCAGCGCCGTGCCGTGTCCCTTATCTTCGATCAATATTGCGCTAGGGTTCCAGCGCCTTTTCTGCTCAATGGCCGCGCGTTTGAGCTTCGGGTATTCCATTTTTTCGCGATAGACATCAAGCAAGTAGGCATCGCCCTGTTCGGTTTCTCCCCATGTTGTACAGACGTTGTAATCGTTTTTTAAAGACGCTTTTTGCGCTGTGTCCCAGCTTTGGACGATAGTGATAAAGCTCGGCCTGTACCGATACCGCTTAAACCAACCAATGTTGATAATGTCGCCTTCAACCGCCGCCGGACGGCCCTGGTACAGCGAGTAATAACTACGGCCCAAGATCGTACGCAGCTTAGCCAGCGCGGCTTCGTTAAACCGGGCCGGGCATAAGGCCGCACCGACCGGACGGCCCAACGGGTCGCCATACTCGGCTTCAGCAGCCAGATTGATGACTTCAAAATCATCGGCAAAGTCGCTCTTCAGGATGCGGCCGACCAGGTCGTCTTCATGCCAGCGGGTCATGATGATAATCATCACCCCGCCCGGTTCCAAACGGGTGAAAATATCGTCGGTAAACCAATCCCAAATCTTCTCGCGGTAGGTTTCCGAGTTGGCTTCTTCGCGGGATTTGACCGGGTCGTCAATAATGATCAGGTTGGCCCCGTGGCCGGTCACACCGCCGCCAGCACCGACCGCACGCAGACCGCCGCCTTCCGCCGTTTCCCATTCGCTTGCAGTGTTGGCGTCTTTAGATAATTCGATGCGCTTGGCAGCGATACGACGGGTTTTACGGCTAAATTTTTGTACTAATGCTGAGTTATAGGCACCGACAATCGTACGCAATTTAGGCCAGCGCTCCAGTAGGTACGCGGGATAACGCACCGTTACCTGCTCGGATTTTCCGTGCCGGGGCGGCACCGATAAAATCAAATGCCGTGGTTGATGCTCGGAAACTTCGCCGCGTAGCGATTGCTCAAGCATGGCTGTAATCGGTTCTAATCTTGAGCGGATATAAGCCAAATGCGCCCAATCCCACTTAAATTCTGGGCTTACTTCGGGGCACCAATCGCCAAACGACAGTGTGCTATCGCTGTCGGCGTTCTCGGCCTCGGCACGGACAGCTTCAGCAATATCCGAAACTTCGCCCAGAAATTCTTTGCGGATGCGTTTAGCCATTGGCCAGCATTTCAGCAAACGGTTTTAAAACCAAGGCAAACGCTTTTTTCATGTCCGGAAACTTCTCGGCAATGAAGTCGCGTAAACGCTTAATAACATCCATGCGGGCCTTATAAACAGCCTCTTCTAGCTCGGCTTTGTATTTTTGCGAGGCAATATCGACCCGGCCCAGATCGGCCAAGGCTTTGGCAATCTTCGCCGTCGTATCCGCCAGCTGGTGCGGATCGTCGCCGGCTTCTTCGGCTTCCCTGAGTGCCGACGACAAACGCAACAGACGGGTTTGCAAGGTCCGGATGGTGGCGTCGCGCACTACGCCTTCGGTGTCCTCATTATTAGCCATCGCGATTTTGGCAATGTGATAAGTCTGGTTCGCCTCGGCCATGTCGCGTTCAAAACTTTCCTGAAACGCTTTGCCGTAGCGGTTTGCGGCCATGGCCGACACTTTCATGTCAATGCCTTCGGCCTTCAGGCGCTCATTGAGCCAGTCGGTCAAGCCCTGGTAATCGCTAAAGCCGCCCGCGACCAGCTCCGCATCAAATTCTTCGCGAATTTTGGCCGGGACTTGGGTTTTGATCTTGGATCGGCGAGCCATCAACCAACCGCCGGAGCAGGCCGAGCAATGCCGGGCACCGTGACAATGCCTTGGGCGATTTCCTGACCGTCCGGTGTCAGTACGGCAATATGGACGCCGCCTGAAGCGCGATCAACAATCGCGTCGGCATTGTTTTCAAGCCACGCCAGTTCAATGTGCAAATGGTCGCGACTCAGCGTAAAACCCTGGTCGCGCAAGTCGCGCAGAATGGTCTCCTGGTGCGCTTGGTACTGTGGCTGTTTTTCCAGGATTTGCAAAATCTTTAAGCGTACATAGGCGCGGTCATAATTAGCCATCATTATTTCCTTAATAATTCGATTAAATGTTTGTCAATACGCTCCATGCCTTTGGATATTTCCTCCAACCGGCCTTTCATCGGCAAGGTTGCCTGCACCACTTCATTGACTCGGTTGTAGACCGCCGCTAAATCTTCCTTGGTGATGCCGTTTTCAACATCGGCCTCAATTGCAGCAAGGCGCTGACCCTGTTTAGAAACTTGCTGATCAATGCTTTTAACATCATCCTGCACGCCTTTAATATCCGAGCGCAGGCTGCTCTTAACGGCATTCAATTCATCAGCTGCCATTGTCTTAACGACATGCAATTCATCTGCTGCCGCTTTGTGCCGGTTGCTAAACGCCACAAATAAGGCCAAGCCAAAGTTAAGTAATAGCAGCGACAAGGTCCAAAAGTTAAAATCAAAACTGATGGTTCCCATTAGACACCTAGCTTATCGATCTTGTGACCGATACCGATTAATCCTATGCCCTCGACCACAAACCGCATGCCGGCATCGGCATCATGCAAACCTAAAAATAGCCCCGCAATGCCGTAAACAATAGCCAAAGCGGCGGCCGCCTTGGTTTTCCATCCTGCCATAAAGCCCCCTATCTAAAAAAGCGCCTGGGCAATAAGTCGCCCAGGCTTGAAAGTTCCGCTGATTTTAGGAGGCAGAGGAATCGGTTTCGGTGGCCGACGCATCACCCTCGACAGCGTGGGGATTGATGGCATCGCTACGGACAATATCGGTAATCACCAGATCAAAGTGATCGTCCTCGCCGGCACCGTCGTAGACATCGAACTCGAAGACCTGATTGATCGTGCGCAGGCCGTCGCCCAGGTCGGCATCGCCGTATACCGTTAAGGTTGCCTGGCCGACACCGGTTACAGTGACGCGATGAGAGCCGTCCACTAACGGCTCGACCTGTAAAACATTAGGGTCCGACGAAACGACCGTAATAACACTATCGACAGCGGCCGAGACACCGGCAGCAGTCAATCCGGCGATGGACATAATAAAATGCGCGATTGAAGAACTAATTTTTCTCATGATAGGCTCTAAAACAAAGGTTAGTGATTTGCCATTCGCGAACTGCAAACGCAGCACGGGAATAGCGGGTTTTTTCCGGTGTTGGTAGACATCCCACCAACCCCAAGAAAGAATGGAGATGCCCGTGACTATCGACAGCACGGTTAATAGCTTCGGCATCAGTAATAGCTCCGTCGTTGTTGCTGCCGGGCTTGATAGGCTTTTAAGCACCGGCGCTTGCGAAAATAATCGATTACATAGTCCCGGACCCATTCGCGCCACATCAACGGCACCTCTTCCACAGCGGCACGGCGTTGATCGGCCGTGCGCAAGGCGATAATGTCAGCGGCGTAGTGGCGGGGACGTAAGGACATGGGAGAGAGGATAAACGGCGGGCAAAAAAAAACGCCCTCGGAACACGTTCCGGGGGCGTCTCAATTTGATTTATTTGATATTAAAACAGTAGTTTAGATCAACGTCAAATCCGTAGGGGCAATCCCTTGTGGTTGCCCTGATACACCACGAATTCGGGGCAACCACAAGGGATTGCCCCTACGTTGACTATTTCGCCGGGCGAAGACTCACAACAACCTTACCCGATGCCAGCGCTACCGTCAGCTGCTCTCTGGCCAGCTGGCGCTCGGCATCAAAAAACGCCTGCAATCCGGCTAGTCGGTCGCGGTTGACATGATGTAAATCCGGTTGCGGTATCAGCAACTCGCTGATCGCGGCCTGACAGTTGGCGATATGATCAAGGCGATCCAGAGCGTCGATGACGGGGTTCATGCGGCACCGCCAATCACTTCGGCACTTGAATCATTGGTCGGGGTTTTGCCGTCCGGCATCGTTACCCAGCTGTACATGGTCCGTGCCGCCTTTTCGGCACCGCGGCGAGTCTTCCAGGTCTGCTTGATAATGCGTGTCCAGGTTTCTCCGGTTACATGGTCGGTGTAGGTTTGGCGGATTTTGTAGATCATCACACACCGCCTTGCACGGTCAACTGTGCAGCATCGGAGCTAACCACAAAGCCGCAGTCACGCAAGCGCTTAACGGATTTGTAGATGGTCGAGTGACCTAGACCGAGCATTTCGCCAATGCGGGCTTGAGAATAGCCCAATCGGGTCAGGTTTAAAACATCTTGCAGGCGTGGATTGGTGCGCAATATTTCGGCTTGTAGGGCTTCGAGTTGACTTTTTAGTTCGGCTGGAATGCCATAACTGCTGGTTTTGCGTTCTGGGTGAAAATAAATTTCTTCTAAAACCTCTTGCACTATCCGTGTCCAGTATTTTGGCATGACGGACTGCGCCTTTTTCTGTCCAAAGCATTAAACTGTTGACGTTGCTGGCAAATTTCACAGAGTCGATTTTATCGACTCCGCCAAAAACCTGATCTAAACCCGACCGCTTAAACCAGTCAGCCAAAGGTCCCGAGGTCCCTGTATTAGCGGCTTGCTTAAATGTCCTTAGGGCTTCGCCTTCCAGCTTGAAAAAATGCTTTCCTTCAATAAAGCGGGTTTTATTATTGGCATAGTTCTGCCGGATTTGCTTTTCTTGTGCCCCATAACATTGCGCCAGTAATTCGGTGGTGATGACTTTGTGGTTTTGCCAAATGATTTGCGGCAAGTTTTCGGGTGTAATTGTTGTGTTCATGATGGTATTCCGTTGAAAAGGTTATAAACCCGGCAACATGACGCCAATCATGGGTGCCGGACTGAACAGGTTGGCGTACCGGTTCAACGGACCGGCCAGCCTTGCGGCTGCCTGCCCAGCCCGACATAATGAAGAGCTGAACGCTACACATAAAAAAACCGCATGATGCGGCCATGTGCCGTTGAATACCGAGACGCCAATCCCGTGCTGAGCAATGCCAGCACGATTAGATTAGCCCTCGGTTTTATTTTTGTCAAATGCCCTTTTCTTTAATGGGCTCTTCTTGCAGTATTTTCTCCAGCATCTTGATAGATGCTTTCTCTATCGTCCTCGGTGATGCTATTTTTTTCAATAATCGCTTCAATCTTCTGCTTAATAGCATCAAACGGCGCTGAGTTTATGATATTTTCATTAGCGTTTAGCCAAACTTTTAGCCACAAAATAAGATGATCATCACTATCCTCTTCAATTATCTGTTGCGGCTCTATATCTTTGATTATCGATAGCAAATTATTTACTGGCGATAGCCTGTTTTTTAAATTTAACATGCTTGTGCACTGTTATGTTTGTTTTGCACAAACCAGCTTTCAACCTTCAATTGCTTGTCATACGTGGCAACGCCGGTACAGGTGGCACTTTCCAAGAAGGTCATTTCCATCGGCCAGAAAATAAGCTCGGCCAGCGATAGAGTAAATACATCGGCAGCGGCATAGAAAACCGCTCTCACCTTAGACGCTTGATGCAATCCGGATTGAAACTCGAAAATATCCTGTTTATTGCCGTTGGCGGCGGTGTCGAACATTTTGGGCGCACCTAAACGGCCAAAGAGTTCTTGCCGTGGCGTACCAACGCCAATGCCTGTTAAATCGGCCGGTCCCGGCTGGCTGAAAACCTTGTACGCGGAACAGCCGTTAAGTAGGGCTGCACATGCCGCCGCAATAACAATTTTATTTTTCATATCATTTCTCTCCTGATTTATGTAAAAAACCCGCCACCATACTGCAAAACTCAGCCGATGAATATCAGCCAAGGCTTACAACAAATCCGCAAACAAATCCAAATTAGCCCCACCAGGGCATATAAACGACTAATCCAACATTGTTTCTAGCATCGTCGAATAACTTCCTGTCGTTCGCATCGCTTTCTTCGATAAATTTTTGTTGGTCTGCCGGTTGTTCACCGGCGTAATAGCTGGGCCTCCGTGCAATTTCTCTAGCAATAAATTCATCCGCAAAAAGCGGGAATTTAAGGTGCATTTTTTTTATTAAGTTATTTACCCTGATTTTTGCCCTGGTATCTTGGCTCCACCGTTTGGGCGGATAGGTTATGCTTCCCCAGACTAAACGGTATCCTTTAGGCGGCTTGTGTTCGGCGTATAAACTTTCAATTTCGGGCATTTTTATTGCGCCTTGACCCTGTGGAGTTTCCGCGACTTGCTGTGCCAGCAATACAGGCAGTCCGTCAGGCGGTTCGCACCAATGGTTTTGCCAGCGTATTTGCTTTAGCTGTACCTTCGGCTTCACAACAAATCCATAAACAAATCCAAATTAGCCGATGGCTGTTGACTCTCCACCCTTTTCCGCAATTTGCGGATGCCGCGCTCGGTGTAGCCGTATTGCTGGGCCAGCTGCCAATTCGACGCACCGTTGTCGTGTGCGGCGACGATGATCCGCTCCTGGATCGCCCTGAGCAGATCGGCGCAACGGTCGATCTCGATCCGCTCGCCGTTGTAATAGGCAACCAGTTTGGTCAAGGCTTCAAGGCCGATATGCTCGACCAGCCAATGCCCAGATTTAACATGCTTGGGGACTTCCAACCGCCCGCCGCCGCGTAACTCGACAATCTTCAGCGCCGCCGGCAAGCCCACGACGTCCACCAACTCGGCCACGCGCGTGGGCAGTAATGCCAGGGTGGCATCATCCAGGGGCGCAGCAGTGACGGCAACGGGTTTATCCATGTCAAGCCTTATGCGTCAAGGCTTGGCCGCGTTTGCTTTGCACGGGTTTGTGCAGCGATACGTCGCCGGCCGCATGTCGTCCGGCGGCCAGGGCATCATAATCGCGGTATCCTTGCGGCGTGTGGCCGGTGCGGTCATCTGTCTTTATTTGGCCGAACTGCCGTTGCTTATAGGCGGCAATGGCTTCTTTATCGGCCGGGCTTCCTGCAAATACTTGGACTTGCCGGCTGACACGAGATACCCAGGCATCGCAAAACAGGTCGGCCATACGGATTTTATTGGTGCGCTTAAAGCGCTTGAGGGTTTGGCTGTAGTCAGTACGGTCGTTATTGATCTGGCGGCGCAGTACGTCGAAGGTGTACGCGGCCAGTTCCGGTTTGATGCCGATGCCGATAAATTTCATAACGCTATCTCGCCAGCCGCCGCCCGACTGGAATACTGCTTCACAGCCAAAGGCTCTGGCGACAACGTTACTCAAGCTGCATAGATACAGCGGCGGGTTGTACTTGCCGCCGGATTTGCTGTGTTTTTCATGCACGTTGGCGGCGGCTATGTCGCCACTGGTCAGGTTGTATTTAGCCATCAACGTTTCGGCTTGGCGTTTGGCGGTTTCGGCTTCGGCGGCATTGTCACTGTTGGCCAGCGCCAGGCATTTGGCGATTTTTAGGGCGATTTTTTTTAGTTCTGCTTCGGTTAGTTGAGTCATTACGGTTTCCGGTTTGTTTCTGGGTTATCTCGTGCGGCTTTCACCGCCGCCTCAAGCTTTTCTATTTGCGGTAATAGGGCTTCGTCCTTGCTGGCCTCATACAATTTTCTTACGCCATTCAAATCATTGGTCAATCGCGTTAATACGTGGTTTTGCAGGCTCTTTGCCGCCGTTTTGGTCGGTGTAAAATCCAGGTAGCGCTTTTCATGCAGCCAGCCTTGCGCCATCTTACGAGCTTGGCCTTGCGGCAGTTCGCGCTTGGCTTCCTTCGCCGCCGCATCGATGATTTGCTGATACTCGGCATCGCTCAGGTTGCCCAACTGGTGCCAACGCATCGCGGCTTCGTTGCGGCCTTGCCGCAGACCAAAGGCCAGCCAAAAGCCGTCAAACCAGCGTTTTTGCTGTCCGTCCATTTTCTGGTACCAGTCCTTACCGTCACGCGGCTGGCTGGGCTTATCGTCGCCGTAGCCTTTGCCGGTCAGCCAGTCGTACAGTTCCAGCGCATAATCCAGGCAGGCTTGGCGTTTGTCCGGCATAGGCAGGCTTCGAGCCACGACAGCTTGTACAAAGCTTTTTTTGCTCATTTACTTAACCAAGTGCAACTTTGGCGTAATATCTTCTATCTCGACTACTCCAACATATAGTGTTATGCGCTGAGTGCCGGTTGTAATAATGACCTCTTCTATGTGTCCAACCTGAGCATCTCTATCCGCCATAAAATCGAGCAAATTTTTAAAGCTAAAATCAGCATTACAAGCTATTATTTCGCTCATAAATTCTCTTTCTCCCAATCATCCCGGCAAGTCGCATCACACCAGCGCCTACCTTCGGCAACCGGCTCTTCGCAAAACAAACAGGTTCCGATCGCAACGGCTTGAGGTTCGTCTTTGCGGCTGGCATACAGGCTGGTTTTAATATTCAGTTCTTCAAAACGTCCGGCTAAATCTGCGTCATCCATTAGTGCCTCACCACTTCTTTCAGTTTAATGATCGGTGTGGTACCAGCATTGATGCCGTTAATCCCGGCTTGTAAGAAGCCCTTGGTAAACTCATCTCCTTCCAACTGACGCATCAGGTCGGTCAGTAATACCAGGACGGTTTGCAGGTATTTTTTAAATTGTTCTTCAGATAAGCCAACAGCCAGCAATTGCTCGATCCGTTGCATCATCAAATTCATATCCATGCTATTTTTCCTCTTGATTCAGTTTCTTTTGATGGATGGCCAGCGCGGCAATGACTTTGCTTAAGTCGTCTTTCGTACACCATTCCAGCCGTTGTTTGCCGGTTAAGCGTTCGACCATCGATAAGGTCTTTCCCTCTGCTCCATCTTGACGGGCTGTCAGGTAATCCCAGGGCAACTTCATATCAGCCAACAGCGCTTCGATCTTTTGTAACTGCGCTTTGTTATCAGCGGTGTGCGGACGCTTTGCGTAGGTCTTTTTGCCTTTAAAGCCGATTTGCTTAAGGTGTTCCAGCACTTTGGCCCGGCCGGCCGCGCTCAGGTCGGCGCTGGACGATACCCCGGCCACTTGCATCAGCATGTCCCGGTAGGTGTCGTCATCCAACGCCAGTTCTTTCTTGGCGATATGGATTTTGGCGATTTCGCTTTTTTTATAGCAGCGTTTCCCTGGTGCTTCATAAGTTGGCTTAGCCATGGTCTTCTCCGGCGGTATCCGTCTCATTTTTCGAGTTGTCCAGCCAGTTGGCTTGATTCTCCAACTGCTGGGCTTCGGCCATTTCTGCGTGGTAGGTTTCGCCTTGGGCATAGCGGGCGCTCTGCCGGATTATTTGGGCCTGTTTCCGCAGTTCTTCGGCGCCGGCCATTACTCCACCTCGGCTTCAAACGGCGAGATGACAAAATCCTCGGTGCCGCTTTTGATCGACAATCCAGCTACACCCGCAACAACGCTCGGCTCATTTAAAATAGCCTCTTTGTTCAATTCCTCTTTGGTGCGGATAAAGCGTGTCAGGCCAAAGCTTTTCAGTGCCTCAATGACGGCTTCAACGCCGCGTACTGATACGCTAGGCGGACGCTGCCGCCATTGCACGGTGCCGGTGACAAAACCGCCGCTCTTGCTCTTGCCGCCTTGGGTCAGATCGTCGCGGTTGGCTTCGCAGTAGATTTGCACGGCTTGGTTAAGGTTTTTAAGCTCATCCTGGATCGGCGTAAATTGTCCGGTATAGGCATCGGTTATTACGGCGATTTCGTCGTTCATGGCTGTGGTCAGCCGGGCGATTTCACGGGTCAGGTTACCGATTTGGTTGATCATTTCGGCGCACTCGTCTTTCGTACCGGGCACCGGGAAGGCGGCAGCCGGTTGTTTGATTCGGGTTTTCTTAGCAGCCATGGGTTAATCCTCAAGTTTCAGTAAATCGTCAATTAATTGGTTAAAAATTTGCGCGATAGTGATCGCGATAGTCTGCCACCAGTCATCTCTTACCCCTATTAAGAGCGCTACCACAATCAGGAATATCAAACTCATCTGCCATACCAGGACAATGGCGATACTCATAACATCCCCATTTGTTCTAGCTTTTTGGCTTCGGCGCGGTTCTTAGCTTGCTGGTAGGCCAGCTTTTTATCTAACAGCCATTGCCGCAGGTTTTCCCAAAACAAGCCGCGCTCGGCGGATTGCAATAACTCGCTTTTTTTCTTCATACCACTTCACTCCATACAACCTGACAACCGCACACATGGGCCGATTTTTTAATATGCAATTCGTTATCGCTGACCCGGGTTTGGCCGATAGCGACGCCATGCAGCACTTTTGTAGACGGACAGTCGGCAACATCGATCACCGGCGTGGCGTTTTTAAAGTTGATCGCTTGCACTTCAATGCCTTGCTCGACCAGTATTTTCACCGCTTTGCAGACCAGATCGGACTTGCGCCGGATCAGCCCTATGTCGGGATAATGTTTTTTTTGTTTGTATCTCATAGCGGTTCCCCTTTCACAGGATAGGCTCGACGGATAAACGCCTGAGCCTGTTGTAGGTCAAGCTGCGGATGCTTTACCGCCCGCATATCGACGGCAATACGCTGTAAGGTTTCCTGCAACTGCTGCACTAAAAACCCGGCATCTGTTATGCCGCTGTCCTGGTCTTGTTTCTGGGACTCGACGCTAAAACCGATACCGCCTTCAGGCAAATCCTCAAGGCTGATTAGCGCTTTCATCACTACCCCCTATTAAGTTGGGTAAATACTGCCTTATCCTTGCTGCTCATTGTGATTTCAAACACTTTGTCGTCTTTATCGGTAATGATCAGATTCAGATAAAAGTACTCCGGTTGAGCTGCAATGCTGCCGACTGGTACGGCTTCAATCGATTTGACGTTTTCTAAAACCAGTAACGCCGCCATCACTCACCCCCCAGACTTTGATAAGCCTGTTTAATCGTGTCCAATCCCAAGGCCTCGCCAGCACCCAGCGCCAGCATGGAGGCAAGCCGCAAGGTTTCGGTGACCATACCTAGGGCGCCCGGTTTAGCCGCAATCTTGGCGCAATAATCCACGGCGGACCGGCCGGCGCTACCGTCAATCGTCAGCCCCCAGGCCCATAAAATGACCGTGACATCCTCGCGGGTCGGTTGTTTTAAGGCTTGTTTCTTGCTGATCCGCCTAAACAAGGGTGCGTTCAGTTCGGACTTACGGCCGGCCAAGTTGCTGTAGGCTTGTTCTGAGCCGACATAAGCCACGCCGATCTTGACGGCATCAAAAATGCCTTTGATGCCCCAGAGCGATTCTGTAGACAGCAATTGCGCTTCGTCGAAGATCAGCAGGCCTTGGGTGCCTTTCAGCCGGGCAATCACTTCATCCTCAAGATCGGCGGTGCGGTGGCTGAAGCCGCGCAAACCGACAGCCGATGCAATGCGCCGTAAACAAGCCGGATACGAGGCGGCGGACGGCGAGGCGGTCACGATAAAGACGTTCGGATGCTGTACCGAAAAAGCCTCGCAAGTGCTGGTTTTGCCGACGCCTGCACCGCCGTATACGCAGACCGAAACCGCCGCCATCCGTGCATAGGCCAAGCTGGAAAAAATCTTCTCGGCCGTCGGTGTCTTGACCCATTCTGGAGCTTTGGGCATTTCCGCCCGTTGCATGGCCGATTCTTTGCGGGTTTCCAACCAAATGGTCAGCTGTTGCTCGATTTTGTCGTTATCGCCCTGGTACTTTTCCTGCAACCATTGATTCAGCTTACTGCCGCCGGTGGATTCAATGCCGGCTTCCTTGCTGGCCTGGGCTTGACTTAGGCCTGCTGTCGCTATCTCTGCTCGTACTCGCTCACGCAAGCTCATGACATACCTCCAATAAAGGTGATTGATGGAAATGCGACATCAAATACAATCCCTCCAGGTGCCGTTACTCTGGCTTTGCCGTGCTTTGCTAAGGTACGAGCCAATCTATAGGCATCTTGCCAACTTGAGCGATTTGGCAGAGCGAACACATACGCTCTCCCTTCTTCCCATTCGTCGACATCCCAGTCGTCATCGTTCTCAGGGTAATAATTATCGACTTCGATTTTAATGAGCTGCTTGACCCGTGGCCCGCCAGACCACTCCCAGCCGCCATTGCTGTTATCAACAACATCAACTATTAAATGGTCACTAATGCAAGTGCCATAGACCCACATTTGTTTTTCCGTATTCATTTTTGCTATACTCCAGTTTCTTGTTATTGATGCGATGCCTTTCGCAATCGTTGTAAATCGGCTGTTAAGCCGCGTTTCAAAGGGCTTTTGGTTGCCGCCAAAAGCCTTTATTTCCTAGTTTTCGCTCCGTCCTCTTACGCAAGAAATGTCATAGCAACCGCTGATTCCTTCGAAAAAGGCAACTGCACTATGTCCGCTTAAAACATAGGCCGCATGCCTGACCTTGGTCTCGACTGGCTCGTCAACAAAATCCTTTTTAAGCTTTACAGCGGTTCCAACTGGATATTGCTTGTTAAAGTCGTCACACAGTTTTTGCAGCTTCTTTAAATTATTTTTCATATTCAGATTCCTTAAGTGATTGGCCTTGTTGCCAGGACATCCCCAATACCTGCTGGATTTCCTCAAAAGCCTGGATTTCGGCGTATGCGCCGTTTTCGCGCCTATCTAGTGCCAGGTAATATTTATTTATCGCTTAACATTTCCTATCCCCCCATCATCATCGCAATCGCCTTACTAAACACAGCGTCAGCATCAATCACCTGACCGCCATCCCCCTCAAACCCTTGATCCAGCGGTTTGTTAAACAACCCGGTTACCACCTTGCTTTCCGGTGCCTCTGGCTCAGCCAACGCCGGCAACTTATCGGTATGCAGCTTCTGAATGGCCTTAACTTCATTCGCCTGCTTTTTAACCAGCTTATTAATCCGCTTGGTCCGTTTCATGTATTCCGAGCCGGCTTCCTTGTCGGTAAAGCCGACCGATGGCTCATACTGTGCCGTCATCAAATACTTGCCTTCCAAACTGTAAATATCCACGTCCTTGGTCAGATCATCCGGATCAAAAAACACCCCAACATCATGCCCACGGTATTCATTCAGCGCCTCGCACCAATACCGGTTGCTACCCAGCTGGCTTTTACCGGCCTTGATCGAGACCATGCCGTTGTTGCTGTTGGCCTTAACGACTTCAATCGACAGCATCAATAAGCGGCGCTGCGCCTCGGTGGCTTTACGCGGTGCCCAGCTGACAAACGACTTCTCATAAGCTTGGTCAAAGCTCATCACTCCGCCGCAGACCGGCGAACGGCGTTTTTCCTGGGCGTTATGGCGGATCACTTCATACTCAATCGCATTCCGCAATTCGGCTGAGGTAATCGCGGTAGCCTTGCTAAAGCCCCGATCGCGTATCTTCGGGTTAGTCGCCACCTTGTCATGAATGCCGCCGATCCCAAACGCCCGTTCTACCGGCTTGCTACCCGGCGAGGCGATGGTGTGGTCAGGGTCGGTAAAATGCACATCCATCCCCAGCATTAACAGCATCCCCAGCGGGTCGTTCGGCTGGTTGCCAAACCGGTGCCGCCCTTGAGCGCCGCCGGTCATCATCTTGTTGGCCGCGACGCGGGTGTTATCCACTTGTAAATAGCTGGGCAAAAACTGCCCGGTTAAATCGTAGGTGGCCAGCCGGAATAAGTCGGTGCTTTCGGTCTTACCCAAGCGCCAAGCGACAATCTTGCCGCTGTATAAATCCTGCCAAACCCAGGCCGTCGACGTGTTGATGATTTCGCCGTCCGGCCATTCGACCCACAACTTGTCAAACTTAAGACCGTCGCCCGATACCGCTTCACCGGCACGGAACACGGTTTTATCGCGCTGCTGGAACGGTGTCAGCAATCTAAAGGCTTCCGGGCCTTGGCGCATAAAGGTAATGATGCCGACCGAGTATTCAGCCTCGATCCGGCGGCGCATCGTCGCTTCGCCCGGCACGGTCCAGCCGTTTGCTTTCGCCATTTCCTCCGTGCGCCGGTGACAATCTTTAAAAGACGGTTGCCGCCGGTGCAGATACAGTTGCGCGTAATACTCAAACGCTTCCGGCGAGCATTCGGCCAGTTTGGTGCGGCCGGTATAGCAACCGGCTAGCGCCGGGGCATAATCGGCCACATCAAAGTGGACGCAGCCGGGTTTACCGGGCTTGCCCAGCCACCAGTTTTGCAAGGTGCGCCATGATGGGCAGACATCAGGATTCGCGGCGGCGACTTGCTGCATCAAGGTGTTGATCGGCGTTTTCTTAATGCGCATCGGCGAGTTTTCGGCGCGGCGGTCATTAGCTTGTTTCAGTGCAAAGACTCGTTGCCTATCGGCATCGATCAGTTTTTTAAGCTGCACCACCACTTCGGCTTGGCGATAGGCTTTGCCTTGGACTTTGGCGGTCTTGCGCCTAAAGTGTTCCCAATCAATGTAATACACCACCGCTTCCGGTTGTTCGGCGTGGAACTCATCGACCGATGTCTGTAGCTCGGGGCTTAACGCGGCCCGTTGCGGCCCGTACACAGCGGCGGCTTCGGCTTTGCTTGCTTGAAAGACCAGTTGTGTTTGTATGTCTTGCGGCAAATCGAACAGCTTGTATTCTCTCAGCGGCTTTCCAGCTGCGGGCTTTTCGGTGTAGTTCCAGCCGCCTTTCTGTGCCATACGTACAACAGTGCTTTTATGCTTACCCATGACTTGGGCAATTTCATCTAATGTGTAAGTGCGGTTAAACTCGCTCATGCGGCGCTCCTGGCGGCTTGTGACCAATAGCCTTCTAACCACATACTCCGTAAATAACCGTTAGCACTGCCTTCGGCATAAGGGCAGAATAAAACCCCATTAGCATGAGCAAGACTGCCGTCACGGAAGGCCTCGGCATAGCGCCAACCAAAGAAAAAACCCCCTCGATAAGAATCACTGGCATCTTGACAGTTAATGCGTTCACCTCGAATAAAAGCCTCGGACCCATCGTCATAACCGGCATCGAATTCAGCTTTATCTAACATGCCTGCTCTCCTAATAATTGTTTAGCCACAGGCCGTAAGGCGCGCTGCTCGATGATTTCGTGGCAATCGGCCGGGTAAATAGCGACAATGCCGGGTGTCGGCAACCTTCGCACCGCAGTTCCCGATTCAGCCAGACTGCGGGCAATGGCCATCGCCGCGTTCTTTCCGGCTCGGCTGCCGTTGTGGTAAATAAATGTTTTCAGCTCCCCAATCTCGCCGTACAGTGCGTACTGCGCTTCGGTTTGCTCATCGACGCGCACCATCGGGTATATTTTTCCCGTCTGTGCAGTGTCTCCTGGTAAATAACACGGCCAACCATCGATTACAGTCATTTCCGTCCCCCCAATAATTTCTTGATCGCGGCTTCTTGCTTACGCAGCTCACCTTTCATGTGTTCCAGCTTACCCAATTGGGCTTGTAACGCTTCTTGTCCGACGGCGACCCGCGCACCGCGTAAATCCGCGACCCAGATCAATACTTCATGTGTTTCCAACGCGACTTCCAGCGCCGGTAAATATTCCAGCGGAAACCGCCAGCCGTCGCGGCTTTCTGCTGTCCAGCTGTCCAACTGGTGCTTGCTGACTTCATGCCCCAATAACTCGCTCATCCGGGCGGCAATCTGATGTCGTGATAGTGGCGACGCCTTAATCTGCTCGCTTAACAAATTCCTCAGTTGCATGCCCACATCCAGGGCACCGGGCCGGGGAGTACGTGCGACCGGTACAGCCATCATGTCAACCCAGTCGATAGTCAGTTTGTCACGCTTTGACATGGTTATTGTCGGCGTTATCTTTGCCATTGACTGGCACGACTGATTCTCTATACTGGATAGCGTGAAAACCACGCGGTCTTTTTTCGCCATTGGCGTAATACCGGCTCGGCCAAATGACCTTTGGATGGAGTCCCAAGGCATCGGCAATACGTTGCTCGGCCTTGGGCGAACTCTCTTTCAAGGCATGGGATAAGGTGCTGGCTGACGTCAGTCCATGCTCCTTGGCTAGTTTGTTCATGGTTATACCGTTTTTTTCCAGTGCCGCTTTAATGTCGGCAGGGTGCCAATCCTGAGCGGGTGCTTCCGCGTCAGGATTGGTTTTTTTTGGGCTTGCGTTGCTCATGGTTTAGTGTCCTTGTTTGTTGTTCAGGTGTTATTAGTTTAGGACAATATATTGCCCATGTCAACGCATTGAACAGACAATTTATTGTGCATCGCTAGACAATTTAAGGGTTCTTTAGAGGAAATGAAAAAAATCCATATATATCAACAAGGTGCATTTGCGCTTCATGGTTTTATCAAAGCAAAAAAAATGCACCGCTACGGACAGGTTAGCGGTGCATGAATATTGCCGAGAGATTGAGAGAAGCAAGGTCAATATATGGTCTGTCTCAAGTGGATGCGGCGACAAAATACGGTCTCACATTAAGCTCATATAAAAAATATGAGGCCGGATCTGTAGAGCCTGGATCAGCAGCACTTATATCCATAGCTGAAGCTGGTATAAATCCATATTGGCTCTTAATGGGTAAAGGAGAAATGCTCATTGCGGATATGCAAGCACCGCGGCATCAAGACCATGCGTCCATACCATCACTGGGCGAACTGGATACCCAGCGCCTGCAATTAGCCATAGAGACCATTGAGGAGGTACTGGAAGAGTCAGGCCGCAAGATAACCCCCGCTAAAAAAGCGGAAGCCATCAAGCTGGCCTATGAAATATTTGAAGATGAAGACAAAGAAAAAGACGTGCAATCGTTCGAGCACGCGCAAAAAATACTATCTAAAATAATTAAATCAATTGCTTAG